TGAAAAAATGACTTTTAATAAACATTCAATTAAAAAATTATCTGAATCTAAAATTCAAAATTTAAATAAGATTCAAGATTTAATGGAAAAAGAAAAAAAACGTAAGGATAATTTTAAAAAAAGAAATCATGACTCTTCTAAAGATTTGGAAAAATAGAGAGAAAATTATAGAAGGATTAAAAAATAAAATTTTTACTACAGATGATATACGTGATGTAGCTCATGCACGTAGAGAGATTTGTAGTAAATGTCCTTATATAGATCTAGCTGGTGATAAATGCGTTGTACCATTGACACAACCTTGTTGTGGATTGTGTGGATGTAGTTTAGGACTTAAATTATATTCTATGTCTTCTGAATGTGATGATAAAAGATGGCATGCAGTAATGACAGAAAAAGAAGAAGATGAGCTAAATGATCAACTTAAATAAATTTAAAATCAACTCAAGATGTCTCTAATATTTAAAGAAAAAGGTCATCTATATAAAAGTATAGATCCTAATGAAGATATAAAATGGACAAGTGTTACTGGTTTAGTAGCAATGTTTAAAGAACCTTTTGACTCAGAAAAGCAAGCAGAAAAATCAAGTAAAAACAAAAAGTCAAAATGGCATGGAATTGCGCCAAAAAAAATTTTAGAAATTTGGGCTAAAGAAAATAAAAGAGCTACAGATTTAGGTACTTTTTATCATAATCAAAGAGAAGCTGATATTATTGATTGTGATACTATTCAAAGAGAAGGTTTCGATCTTCCTATTATTCCTCCTAAAATTCAAGATGATATTAAATATGCACCTGAACAAAAATTAATAGCAGGAATCTATCCAGAACACTTTGTATATTTAAAATCTGCTGCAATATGTGGTCAAGCTGATAGAGTGGAAGTTATTAATGGAGTAATAAATATTTATGACTACAAAACAAATAAAGAATTAAAAACGGAACCTTATATAAACTGGGAAGGAGTTAGAAAAAAATTAAATGGTCCTGTTTCTCATATAGATGATTGTCATTTGCAACATTATACTTTACAGCTTAGTATATACATGTATATTATGCTTAAACACAATAGAAAGTATAAGCCTGGTAAAATTGTAATTGAGCATGTAACTTTTGAAAAAGAAGGTGATGATAAATATGGATATCCAATTACAAAGTATAATGAAAATGGAGATCCAATTGTTAAAGAAGTTACTCAATATAAAGTTCCTTATTTAAAACAAGAAGTCATTGATATGATTAATTATTTAAAAGAAAACAAATGATAGCTCGATTATTTGATGTAGAAAATAATAAAATTATACCAACTGAACATTGTTATACAATTAATTGGTTAAAAGATATAATGGATAAATTTAATACTGATGAAGAATATTTAAAGGTGTATTTATATTTGTATTATATGACTTATCCAAATCCTGATGATAATCCTTATTTTCATTTTAATCCTTTAGAAAAAGAAGATATTATATTAAATGATATTGATGCTGATTTTGATCCAGAAGATGAAGATGTGCAAATAGCTTTAAGAAACATTAAAAAAATGTATGAAACACCTACATCAAGAGCATATGAAGGTATAGCTGGTATGTTAGATAAAATTGCATACTATATGAAAACTACAAATATATCAGATGGTAGAGATGGTAATATATCTCAAATAGTTCAAGCAGCTAAAAATTATGAAGCTATTAGAAATGCATTTAAAGGAGCATATAAAGATTTACAAGATGAACAGCAATCTAGAGTTAGAGGAGGTAAAGGTTTAGGATACGATCAAATGTAATATAATGTTTAGAGAAGCTGATTATCCAATATTTATACCTACCTGGAAAAATGGAGAATGGATTGATAATACTGAATTTAGTACTCAATCTGATTTTATTGCATATTTAACAGATCTTTTTAAAGAACCTGGTAAATATAATTTTGATGAAAATACAGTTTATTGGCAAGATCAAGCAAAACATTATAATGATTTTGGATTTTATTGTAAAGCACCTTTAAGAAGTAAAGATTTTTTAGCTTATTGGAATTTTGAAAAACAAAAAGCAAGAGTAGGTGTAATATACCATAGCAATGGTAATCAATGGTATTTATCTAGAGACTATTATTTTTGGTTAAACTTTTTACCAATCTTTGATAAAGAAAAAAATAAATATGATTTTCCAAATATTTGGGATGTGCAATATCATATGGCTTTGTATGAAATACTAGCAGAACTTAATAATAAACACTCAGCTATTTTAAAAAAACGTCAGATAGCCTCTTCATATTTCCATTGTGCAAAATTGATAAACTATTATTGGTTTGAAGAAGGAGCTAAACTTAAGATGGGGGCATCTCTTAAAGATTATATAAATCTAAAAGGATCTTGGAAAATGCTAAATGAGTATTCTGATTTTTTAAATGAGCATACTGCATGGATTCGTCCTCATAATCCGGGTAAAGTAGGAGACTGGGAACAAAAAATACAAATGACTAAAAATGGTAGAGATGTTACTGTAGGTTTAAAATCTACACTTTCTGCTTATTCATTTGATAAAGATCCTACAACTGGAGTAGGTGGACCTTGTAGATATTTCTTTCATGAAGAAGCTGGAATTGCACCACGTATGGATTCTACATATGAATTTATGCGTCCAGCATTACATTCAGGAATGATTACAACAGGAATGTTTATTGCAGCAGGATCTGTAGGTGATTTAGATCAATGCGAACCTTTAAAAGAATTTATACTTCATCCTGATGAAAATGATTTTTATGCTGTAGAATCAGATCTTATAGATGAAAAAAATACTTGGGGAAGACATGCTTTATTTATTCCTGAGCAATGGTCAATGCCTCCGCATATTGATGAATTTGGTAATTCATTAGTAGAAGAAGCTTTAGAAGCTATATTAGCACAAAGAAAACAATGGAAAAAAGATTTAGATCCTTCTAAATATCAATTGCGTGTTTCTCAAAAACCAATAAATATTAAAGAAGCTTTTGATTTTAGAGATGAAGCTTTATTTCCTCCACACTTAGTTTCTGCTCAACAAAGACGTATTGATGATAAAAAATATCATGCTGAATATTTAAATATATTAAAAGGTGAGCAAGATTCAATAGTAATTAAAGAATCTAAAAAATCTCCTATATCAGAATTTCCTGTAAGAAAAAATGATGTAGATAAAGAAGGATGTGTAGTTGTATGGGAACGTCCAATTAAAGATGCTGAATGGGGAACTTATTATGCATCTATTGACCCGGTATCTGAAGGTAAAACTACAACATCAGAATCATTATGTTCAATATATGTATATAAAAACACAAGACAAGTTACTAGATTAAATGAAGCAGGAGATATTGAAAACTTTATAGAGCAAGGTAAAATAGTTGCGTGCTGGTGTGGAAGATTTGATGATCTTAATAAAACTCATGAAAGACTTCAGTTAATTATTGAATGGTATAATGCATGGACATTAGTAGAGAATAACATTTCACATTTTATCCAACATATGATTGCTAAAAGAAAGCAAAAGTATTTAGTAACTAAAGATCAAATTTTATTTTTAAAAGATATTGGAGCAAATAGATCTGTTTATCAAGATTATGGTTGGAAAAATACTGGTACAATATTTAAGTCTCATTTACTTTCTTATGCTATAGAATTTTTATCTGAAGAATTAGATACAGAAATAGGAGAAGATGGGGAAATATTTAATACAGTATATGGTGTAGAAAGAATTCCAGATACAATGTTATTAAAAGAAATGTCAGCATATAGACATGGATTAAATGTTGACCGTTTAGTTTCATTTGCAGCTTTAGTAGCATTTATAAAAGTTCAAGAATCTAATAGAGGTTATAAAAAGGTCATTGAAAAGGATGCTCAAAACTTGGAAAATTCTAAAGATTTGTTTAAATTAAAAAGTACTCCTTTTCGTAATTTAGGAAGAGGTGACAAGGGTTTAGGTGGTCGTAAAAATAAAAATCCATTTAGACATATTAAATAATAAATTACTATGGAAGTATTTAACGCGTTAGATTTAAAAAGTGGTAAGAAAGCCGATTATAATAAAATGGGTACTCTTACTCAGCCTATTCAATTTCTATCAGCTAAAAAGAAAGATCAGGATTGGGCAGCTTGGAATCTAGATTGGTATGAATGGCAAGGTTTAAAACAATTACGTAGAAATGCGCGAAGACTTCTTAAAAATTATAAACTTGCAAATGGTATTATAGATAAATCAGATTATATAGTTGAAGAAGATAATGAATATGCAGATCTTATTGATCAATTAACTGAAGAAGATGTATCTGCATTAGAATTAAAATTCTATCCAATTATTCCTAATGTAGTTAATACATTAGCTAATGAATTTTCTAAAAGAAATACTAAACTTACATATAGATCTGTAGATGAGCTTTCTTATAATGAGATGATGGAGCAAAAAAGAGCTATGATTGAAGAAGCGCTTTTAGCTGATGCTCAACAAGAAATGCTTACAAAGCTTATTGAAGCTGGAGTTGATTTAGAATCTCAAGAAGGTCAGCAACAAATGTCTCCTGAAAATCTTAAGACTCTTCCTCAAATTGAAGAATTTTTTAGAAAAGATTATAAGTCTATTGCAGAAGAATGGGCTCAACATCAATATGAAGCAGATATGGAACGCTTTAATATGGATGAATTAGAAGAAAGAGGATTTAAAGATCTTCTTTGTGCTGATCGTGAGTTTTGGCATTTTAGTATGTATGAAGATGATTATGATGTAGAACTTTGGAATCCGGTTTTAACTTTTTATCATAAATCTCCTGAAAAAAGATATATTTCTGAAGGAAACTGGGTTGGTAAAATAGATATGATGTCTGTGTCAGATGTTATAGATAAATATGGTTGGTTAATGACTCAAGATCAATTAGAAGCATTAGAAGCTATTTATCCAGTAAGATCTGCAGGATACCCTATTCAAGGTTATCAAAATGATGGTTCTTATTATGATGCTACTCAGTCTCATGAATGGAATACTCAAATGCCATCTTTAGCATATAGACAATTTGTTTCTATGCATGATGGTTTTTGGCAAAATGGTGGAGATATTGTTTCTTGGATTTTAGGTGAATCTGAAGACTTTTTTGATTTTGGTAGTACTCATCTTTTAAGAGTAACTACTGTATATTGGAAATCTCAAAGAAAATTAGGAAAGCTTACTAGAATTAGTGAGACTGGTGAAGTAGAACAAGTTATTGTAAGCGAGGATTATAAAATAACTCATAAACCAGTTTATAACACTAATCTTATTAAAAATAAATCTTCTGATAATCTTGTATTTGGAGAACATATTGATTGGGTATGGATTAATGAAGTATGGGGAGGAGTTAAAATAGGTCCTAACCATTCTAGTTATTGGGGAATGAATAATCCAGGCGGTGTAAATCCTATGTATCTTGGTGTTAATCAAAATCAAATTAATAAACTTAAGTTTCAATTTAAAGGAGATAAAACATTATACGGATGCAAGCTTCCAGTAGAAGGAAGAGTATTTACAGATAGAAATTCTAAATCTGTTTCTCTTGTTGATCAAATGAAACCGTGGCAAATTGGTTATAATATTGTAAATAATCAAATAGCTGATATACTTGTAGATGAACTTGGTACAGTTATTATGTTAGATCAAAATGCTATACCACGTCATTCACTAGGTGAAGATTGGGGTAAAAATAATTTAGCTAAAGCATACGTAGCAATGAAGGATTTTCAAATGCTACCTTTAGATTCTACTATAACAAACACAGAAAACCCATTAGCATTCCAGCATTATCAAGTATTGAATATGGAGCAAACTAATCGTTTGATGTCTAGAATTCAATTAGCTAATTACTTTAAAGTTCAAGCTTTTGAAAACATAGGAGTAAGCCCACAAAGAATGGGTCAGCAAATTGAACAAGAAACTGCAGAAGGAGTTAGAGCTGCAATTAATGGTTCATATGCACAAACAGAACAATACTTTATTTGGCATTCAGATCATTTAATGCCAAGAGTACATCAAATGCGTACAGATCTATCACAATGGTATCATTCTAATTCACCATCTCTTACATTGCAATATTTAAGTAGTAATGAAGAGAAAATGAACTTTAGAATTAATGGTACTGATTTGTTACTTAGAGATATTCATGTATACGCAAATACTAAAGCAAATCATAGAGCTGTATTAGAACAGTTAAGACAACTTGCTTTAAACAATAATACTTCAGGTGCAAGTATTTATGATTTAGGTAGCATGATGAAAGCAGATAGTATTCCTGAGATTACTGATGTAATGAAACAAGCTGAATTAAAAGCACAGCAACAAGCACAGCAAGAACAAGAGCATCAGCAAAAAATGCAACAAGAGCAGATTCAATCAATGGAAAGAGAAAAGCAAGCAGAAAGAGATTATAAATCTATGGAAGCTGAAAAAGAAAGACGTAAAGATATTCTTATTGCTGAAATTAGAGCTGCAGGTTATGGATCAATGGTTGATATTAATGAAAATAGACAATCTGATTATCAAGATACAATGGAAGAGATTCGTAAATCAGAAGAGTATCAGGAACAAACTCAACTAAAAAGAGATGCTGAATCTAATAAAGTATCTCAGCATCAAGATAAAATGGATCTTGAAAAAGAAAAGCTTGATGTAGCTAGAGAAAAGAATAGAACTGATCTTATGATTGCTAGAACAAATAAGAATAAATACGACTTTAAAGGTGGCGAAAATAAAGACAAGAAAAAGTAATAGCCATATATTCAACTATTTCTTATTCTAAACACTCTATTTTTTAAACTTAATTAGTTTAATTAATTATTTTTGGGTATATTAATTATAGAACATTAATTAAAACCAACAATAAATATGAGTGATACAAACACAAGCATTGAACAAATGGATATTGATCAAGCAGATTTAGACAATCTACTTGGCATGCCTGGGGCAGATAGTGTTATAACACCTGTTGATGAATCTTCTAAAGAAACAACAGAAACTGCTCCAAATTTTTTCTCTAGTGAAAAAGTAGATATGGAATTTATGAATCCAGATTCTAAAGAACAAACTACACAAACTACAGAAACTACTGAAGCTAGTACAGAAACAACAGAAACAACAGAAACAACTTCTACTAAAGAGACTGAAGAGTTTAATTCAATTGTAAATGAGGTTGATGAAACTTCTGAATCAAATGCAGGCCGTCCTAAATTAGATAAAAATGGAATGGTTCAGTTAACTAATAAGTTAATTGAAGAAGGTCTAATTAAACCATTTGAAGGAGAAGATTTAGATAACTTTACAGAAAAAGATTTTATTGAACTATTTCAAGTAAACTTTCAAGAAAGAGAAAAGAAAGTGGCAGAATCTGTTCCTGGTGAATTTTTTAATTCATTGCCGAGAGAGTTGCAGTATGCTACAGAATATGTTGCTCAAGGTGGTACAGATCTTAAAGGTTTATTTAGAACACTTGCAGCATCTGAAGAAGTAAAATCATTAGATCCTGAAACTGAAAGAGGTCAGGAAATGATCATTAAGAAATATCTTCAATCAACAAACTTTGGTACAGCTGAAGAAATTGATGAAGAAATTGATACTTGGAAAGATTTAGGTAAACTTGAAGAAAAAGCTTTGAAGTTTAAACCTAAGTTAGATGCAATACAAGAAAAATCTGTTAAAGAGCAAATTGCAAAACAAGAAGCTATGAAGCGTCAACAAGAAGAAGCTTCATATGCATATATGGAAAGTGTATACTCTACTTTAGAAAATGGTGATCTAAATGGTGTTAAGTTACCATCTAAAGTTCAAAACATGTTATATGCAGGATTAGTTCAACCAAACTATCCTTCAATTTCCGGAAAGAATACAAATCTATTTGGTCATCTTATTGAAAAATATCAATTTGTTGAACCAAATCATGGATTAATTGCAGAAGCTTTATGGTTACTTGCTGATCCTGAAGGATATAAATCAGCTCAAGCATCTAATATTAAAAATGAAGCTACTCAAGAAGTATATAGAAAACTAAAAACAGAAGAACAACATAGCAAATCATCTAGTTTAAATAATGAACCAGAAACTAAAACTGGTACAAAACGTGCTAGTATTGCTAGACCTAGTAAAGACTTTTTTAAACGATAATAACAACTAATAATTTAAATTTTAAAAAATGGCGACTCCAGTTTTAAACAATGGTATCTTCCTGAGAGACACAACTTATAAAGCGTCTTCTCATGTAGATTCTTACCATTTGCAAAACATGCTGAAAGATGCTGAACCTATGGATATGGGTCCAGTAGATATTTGGGCTATGGCTCAAAAGGTAGAAATGCCTCTTTATCAGATGTCAAGCTTTGGTGGGAAAAACGTAATTATGGTGGACAATGCTCGTGGTGAGTATAAATGGCAAACACCAATTTCTCAAGATCTTCCTTATGTACTTGAGGATATTGAACCTAACAACGAACAAAAAGGTGTTGGTGGTTCAACATTTAAGATCAAACTAAACAAGCGTGAATTTGGACATGGTGATATCATCACTTATGACAAATACAACGGTGTGGAACTTTTTATTACTGATGATGATATTCTTCCTATTGGTGATGGATTTATCTACACAGTGCGTTTGGTTAACAATGACAATGTTAAATTCCTTCCTAATCAATTTTTGCGTGAAGGAATGAAATACTTTAGAAAAGGTTCTGCTAGAGGTGAATATGGAGAAAGATTTTCTGATATTGTTACAGGATCTGGTTTCCGTGAATTCTACAATTATGTAGGAGGAGCTGAAGCTCATGTACACTATTCTGTATCTTCTCGCGCAGATATGATGATCAAAGGTGGAATGAATGCTGATGGTACAGTTCCAGTAACTGAGATTTGGCGTAACTTTGATAAAAACATGAACCCTTCTGTAGCTTCTTTGGAAGATATGGTAAAATCTATGGGTAAGGATTATGTTAAGAAAGCAATGGCTAATGGTACACTTTCTCGTACTTTCTTGACATCAATGGAAACAGCACACCTTACTAAGATTGCAAATGACATTGAGACTTATTTAATGTGGGGTCATGGTGGTAGATTACGTCAAGATGGTCCAGATGATATGAGACTTTCTGTAGGTCTTTGGAAACAATTGGATAACTCATTTAAACGTATTTATAACAAAGGTAATTTTAACCTTGATCTATTTAAATCAGAGCTTTACAACTTCTACCAAGGTAGAGTTGAGTTTAATGGTCCAGATCCAAAACGTCAGTTAATTGTTCAAACTGGTATTGGAGGAATGAAACTTGTAAATGAAGCAATCAAGCGTGAAGCAAATGCAGCTGGTCTTGAAATTAATGCAAGCAACATTGGGGCTATTACTGGTTCAGGTATGGATCTAGGATTTGGATTTGCATATACTTCTTATGTAATTCCTTTCTTAGCAAATGTTAAGTTTGTATTGAACCCAGCATTTGATAACCTTCATACTAATGATGTAGAGAACCCAATCATTGACGGACATCCTCTATCATCTTATAACTTTATCATCTTTGATATTACTGATACAGGAAATGATAACATTTTCATGTTGAAACTTCAGTGGGATAACCAACTTAAGTGGTGGTATCAAAATGGTACTATGGACTACATGGGACGTACACAAGGATTCCAGTCTTCTGGACAATTTAATGGATACCGTGTTTATATGTCACAAGTAATGCCAGCAGTATGGGTAAAAGATCCAACTAAGGTACTTAAAATTGTAATGAGAAACCCTGTTACAGGAGGATCATTCTAATATTTAAATAGAATTTTAGGGGGATAGCCGGCCTCTCCCCCTTTCTTCTATCCAGGTAATATGCACTATGATAGGATCGCACCCTATACCTGGAACTATAATTTACAAACCAACAATTTAAAATTATGAGCTTTACAAAAGTTGAAAAACGCAGTTTAAATACACCTAAAAAGGTGTCTATTAAATCTTATTTTAATCCTAATTTAGAAAATATGGGATTAGAACAATATGGTCTTGTTGTACATGATGGAGTATATCATACTGAACAATTATGCTGTATTGAAAATAATGGCATTAAAAGATATGTTACAGGTTTAAATGAGTTTGCTCCAGATGTTAAAAAACTTCCTGAGAAAGAAAGAGATGCTAAAATTTTAGATATTAGAAAAACAGTAGCAGCTTTAGAAGCTGATTTAGCTGCTAATATTTTAGATACAGAAGATCCAGAGTTTTGGAATAAAGTAAAATTACTTAGACCTGACAATGATGAATTTTGGGGTAAAATTGAGTTAAGAGCAGGTAATGATATACTTTATTTAGATCCTCAATCTAATCCGTATGATCTTATTAAATTAAAAGCTATTGAAGCAGGAGGTTTTAGTATAGTAGCAAAAAGTTTAGAAGATGCTAATAATATGTCTAAGCCGCCAAAGTTTTATTTAGATAGATATGAAGAAACAGTATCTACACGTAACACATCTAGAAAATTACGTAATAAAGCACTTGCAGAACTTCAAAAACTTTATGATAAAAATAGCGTTAAATTAATGTATGTAACTAAAGTTGTAGATCCAGGATCTCCACAGTATACTAAAACTACGCCAAATGATGTTCTATATGAAGTATTAGATGATTATGTAAATGGTAATAGTTTTCAAAAAGATCAAGAAAAAGCTGCTGAACATTTTTTATCAGTTGTAAAATTATCAATGGAAGATCTTAAATTAAGAGCTTTAGTTAAAGATGCAACTTATTATAAAGAAATTGCGCCTAAATCAGATGGGTTTTTATATCATTTAGCTACGTCAACTATGATTGGTAGAAATCCAGAAGATGCAGTAGAGTATTTAAAAAATCCAACAAATGATTCAATTTTAAAAGAACTTCTTGATGTAATTGAATTATATTGGAATAAATAATAAAAATAATGAAGAGTAAAAAACATCCTCTTACATTTTTTAGAGAACAAAATGAAGTCCGTATGAGAAAAGCTCAAGATAGTTTAAGTGTAACTCCTGCTGATACTATTTATCCTCAATTTGTTTTAGATACTGCTACAAAACTTAAAACTAAGTTTGATGAGACAACACCTGGTACTAATAAGCGAGAAAAAGCTTATAATAAGTTAAATGAATTTAAAACTAAAAATCCAGGTTTAGTATGGAATGCAACAAAAGGTAAATACGAAAATAAAAAATAATTAATGCAAGAAGATGAAATTTCTGGACCTGGTTCAGATTTAATATTTATTTACTGGGAATAAAAAAATAAAAATGGCAAAACATAATAAAACAAGCAGAGATCCATTTGGAATTGATCAAACAATGGCTGCAGCAGGAAAAAAAAGATTAGCTGAACAACCTACAATGAAAAATAATGTTCCTTGTGGTCATAATGTAAAAATTAATCGTCCTTCAGCTAGCAGAAATGTTAAAGGAATTAAGTAATAAGAAGTGAACAACACAACATTACAACTTAAGTATAAACAAAGGTTAAACAAAATAGCATCTAATGATTATGATAACATTGAATGCTGGCAAATTGTTGAAACCTTTAACAAAGCTCAAATAGAATGGGCTCGCCGTCAAATACGTGGAAGTAATATTTTTCAAGATGGTGATGAAGAGTCTAGACGTAGAATAGATGATCTACAAAAATTATTAATAGAAACTCCTTTATCTATTTTGGATAAAGGAATTTATTATGAATCAGAATTAGAACTTCCTGAAAATTATTTTGAATATAAGCGTGTAGATGTATTTGCTAAAGATGAATGTTGTGAAGAAAAAAGACCTATGACTGTATATCTTGCGGAAGAAGATAATAGAGCTTTATTGCTTAGAGATGAGCATATGAAACCTAATTTTTTATGGGCTGAAACTTTTTCTACACTTATTAGTAATAAAATTAGAATCTATACTAATAATGATTTTGCATTAAGTAATGCTAGTCTAACTTATTATAGATTTCCAAGGTTAATTGAGATTGAAGGTTGCACAGATCCTTATACTACACAAGTTTCTGTAGCAAATATAGAATCTGAATTTAAAGATGATATAGTTGAATTAATTATTGATGAAGCTGTAAGTATATTGGCTGGAGATTATGAATCCGGAAATCAATATGGTAGAGGTACTCAAGGAGCTGAAAGAAATAATTAATTCTATTGGATATTAAGAAGTTATTTTATATATTATAGTATATATATTTTTATTTGTTTAATTAAATTTTAAAGTTATGGCATATTTTAATCATGCTTTTTGTAAAGTACTCTGGGGAGGAAACGCAGGTGATGCAGGTTTCGTAGAAACTGGTGCATATACTGATCTTACTCCAGCGTCACTTGGTACTGGATCATTTGCATTTTTTGATCAAGATACCACTAATGCGGCAACTCCATGGCCGATTGTAGGTGTAGCAGATACACAAGTTACAACTGGACAACCTTTAACTCTTGCTTCAACAGCGTTGTTGCAAAATGACAGAATTGGTCCTTTTCATGGAGGTTATAATGAGGCTTCTAAATCTAAAAAGATTAATCCTCGTTATGTAAGTAGATTCTATAGAGTAGATTCTGCAGCAGCTCAAACTAATATTATTGGTGTTGGATCAACTCCTAATCTTGATCTTGCTGGAGCAGATGCAGATTGTTGCCCAGAATTTTTCTGTAATGAAAATTACCATCTACGTGTAGATCTTAAAGGATCTCCTGTATTAAGAATGCTTAATCATAATGCTTATGAAGTAGCAGCTTCTTATACTGGATGTTGTGATGGACCTACTCCAGAATTAGTAGATCCTTTTGATGTAATGTCTGAATGGGCAACTTATATTCATAATGATCCTATTTTTTCAGGTGCTAATCACGGTCCTGTGTTTACTCCATTATTTGATCAACGTCTTGTAAATGTAGGTGTAACAGTAAGTTGTGATGAAGGTGCTACTTGGGATATTTATCTTCCTGATAATGCTCAAACTGGTACTGCTGGATTATATTTTGAAGCAGATGGTACAACTCCTACTGCTGCTGGAACTGCATTTGCAGATTCAATTACTTCAGCAATTGGTGGTGCAGCAGCTACTGTTGCTTTGTTAACTCCTGGTACAGGTTATACTGGTGCACTTGGTGTAGCAACTACTGGTGGTAGTGGTACAGGATTAACTGTCAACACTACTGATGATGGTGCAGGTGGTATTGCTACTGTAGCTATTGGTGATGCGGGAAGTGGATATCAACCTGGTGATGAAATTACTATTACAGGTGGTAATGGTGATGCTACTTTTAGAATTACGACAGTAGAATTGTTTGCAACAGTTGCGCCAATTAGTACTTATGTTAGTACATTTACTCCAGCATCTCCTAATTGTTGTGCAGGTCTTGTAATGCAATCAGCATTTACATCAACTACATTTGATACATGTACTTTCCAACCAACTGATTTCTTTGATCTTGAACCATTATTAATTCAAGCTTCCATGCTTGATGAAACTGGTGATCCATGTGTATTTGAGCAATTATGTATTTCTGATGGTATTACACCTTCAGGTTCTACTTCTCAAACAGTTTATCCTGCTATTCAGGCTGGACTTCAAGCAATGGGAACAGGAGAACAAGTTCTTAGAGATTTGATCTTAGCTGAAAGATATAATCAAAATCCAATGGCAACAGATCTTAGAATTCGTGAGATTACACAAGGAACAGATATCACAGGTGTTGTAAACCGCCAAGGTCTTTACACTTGTTACTATGTTCTTCACACGGTTCCAAGATTTAATAATCCATCAGGAACATTTGATAATGATCAGTATTTGATCAAGATTCCTGTTGAAGGTGGTGCAATCGCTGCATTTGAAACATTCATGGAAACATGGTTGACAGCAGCAGGAAACCCGTTAGGAGCAGATATTACTGCTAATGGTGTAGAAACATACTAAGAAATTAGTATAACCATATGTAAAAAGGAGAGTGAAAGGTTATCTTTCCTCTCCTTTTTTATTAAAAAAAGAAATTATGGCAAAACATATTTTAAGTTTAGAAGTTCCTGATACTTTAAATGATTGTATTTTAAGAGTAATAGATACTACATTGTATGATCCTAAAGTATTAGTTGATTGTCCATATCTAGATGTGCTAGGTCCTGGATTTACATGCGCAGTAAGGCTGGATGTAGAGCCTGGATTCTCTAATCTAAATCTTACAGCTTGTGATTTAGAAATTCAAACTACAGATTGTGGTATTCGTAATAATTCTTTACCTGATGGAGTGTATGTTATAAAATATAGCATTGCACCAAATGAATATGTTTATGCAGAATATAATCATTTAAGAATCACAAAAGCATTAAATAAAATTAATGAAGTATTATGTGGCTTAGATGTAGCTACTTGTGATCCTATTCCAGACACTAAAGAAAAATTAAAAGAAATTAGGTTAATTGAAATGTTACTTAAAGCTGCTAAAGCTAAAGTTGAATATTGTCATAAACCAGGTCTTGGGATGGATATATACACATATGCAATGAAAAGACTGGATAAGTTAGCTTGTACAGTTTGTTTATAATAATAATTTAAAACCAACAAATTATGGCAAAGTGTAGTAATTGTGGAACTAAACTAGGATGTTCTTGTAAAAAAAGAACTGCTTCTGATGGCAGATCATGTTGTGCAAATTGTGTTTCTAAATATGAACAAAGTTTGCAAAAAATTAAATCAACATCATCTATTGCTCCAGGAGTTATTATAAACGCCACAGCAATACAAAAAGATTAACATGGCAACAAAGACTTACGTTGTTGGTAGATTTAATAGAGTTTATCGTTTAGATGATCATGGTGCTAGTACATCATGGACTAATGTATCACCAGGTATTGCACCACAAAATCCAGATAATACTTGGTTAGATGTAATGACAGATCCTGATAATCCTGACAAAGTTATTATTGTTGGTGAAAATTTTGGATCTAATCAAGGTGTTCTTGTATCAACAGACGCAGGTCAAACATGGAATGTTCCAACAGGTAATTGGAATCAATCTAAAACATTTTATGAAGTTTGGTATGTAAATTCAAATATAATATTTGCAATTGGTGATTCAGGTAAAGTAATTAAATCTTTAGATGGAGGAGTTAGTTTTAATTTAGTAGGAACAATTGATATTAATTCTGTTCCTTCAGCACTTCCTGCTAATAAACCAAAATTTACAACAACTATTAATGCTATATCTACAGGAACAGGTAATAATGATCAAACTGTTATTGTAGCTGGAACTTACACTGTGTCTGATTATAGTGGAGGTTTAGGTGCATCTGAAGCTTGGGTTTGGAAATCTATTGATGGCGGTAATACTTGGAATTTAATTAATAGTAATATATCATTAGATGCAGGAAGTGGTGCAGCTGTTGGTGCTGCTAATGGAGCATGGATTGATCCGGCTAACCCTCTTAACATGATTGTTACAACTACTTATGGTCAACATGTTTCAATAAATGGAGGAGTTACATTTACAAATAATCCAGATATACCAAATAGATCTGGAAGACATTTAACATGGTATCCTACTTATGCACCTACAGTATTTAGACATGTTGGAGGTTTAGTAGCACATATTACTGAATCAACAGATATTGGTGCTACATGGACTAGAACAAGAGAAGCTGAAAATATTATTATAAGAGGTGCACATTTTTATACAGATAATAATGGATATTATACTGTTGGTCATAGAGTATTTACTACAAGCACAGAAGGTGTTACAGGTTCATTAAGTTTTACTGATCCTAATCCTGATCAATCTTTTCAAGCTATATGGACTACAATAGAACAACCACCACAACCATGTTATAGATTTGTACCATGTAATGATGAAATTGATCCTATTGTCTGGAGTGATCCTATATTAGCTCAATATGTAGGTGCAGGAGTTATAGAACTTACTATTACTAATGATATTTCATCTACTTTATGTGGTACAGTAGAAGAAATTTCTAATGATGGTACTACAACTGGAATAGCATTACCTATAGGAGGTCCTACTATTGATATAGATTTAGATGCAGCTGCATGTTCTCAAGCAATAGATGTATTTGATACAAATGTATATGAGTTTGGATCAGAAAGCTATGCTACATGTGAAGATTGTATTATTCCTGATACAGATAGTAGATGTTATAATTTAATATCATGTAAAGAAAGTTGTCCAGATATCAATTATGTAATTAATGATCAGTTAGAATCTTATATAGGTCAATATATTTCTATTAATGGCGATTTAAATTGTAGATATTTAGTACAGGCTACTAGGCAAGCTTACTTTAATAGTTTACAAACAAGTGATCTTTCGGATCCAGGTTCTCAATTTCAATTAGGTGCTGAAACATGGAATATAGAATTAGATTCTGTTTTAGTTGATGGCGTAGAATATATTAATAATCCAGCAACACCTTATGTTTTAACAAATGCTAATTACAGCGTAGTTGAATGTAGTGAACTAGTTTGTACACCTGTAGTAGTTAATACAACAGAAAATTGTATTACAAATGTACCTGCTTACTACAACCAAGTATTTGCTAATAACGGAATTCCTTTATCTGCAGAATGTGCAGATCCGGTTTATAATTGTGGAGATACATCTGTTGAAGTACTTAAAATTCAATATAATGAAGGAAGTACTTTTACTATTACTGCAACATTTACAAGTAATTTAACAGGATCTTATCAAGTTATTTATCAAGTTTTAGCCGGAAATGTTTCACAATTTATAATATATCTTTCAGGATTTGATCCACAAACCGTAGATACTTGTAATGATGAAACACAATGTACTGGTGCATCAATTGAGATTACACAAATTAATGCATTTGATAATTGTGATTTTCCTACAGATATTGAAATAGGTGAAGCGTGTGAAATAACTCCACGAGTGGGAGAACCAGGATTCTCTACTAAAAATTGTGATCCAGATGAAGTAATTAAGATTAAAAAGAAATTTGCAGATTCTGTTTATGCATTATTTAAAAGAATGCAATATGGAATTGAAACATGCTGTGAGTATGATTTAGATAAAATTGATATTAAAAATCAACTAATAGATTTAGGTGCGCTTTACGATCCTGATTTATGTGTAGAAGTTATTTTACCAGTAGATTGTTGTCTGCAACCTTGCAATGTAATTGCTCAAGTATTAGTGCCTAACTATATTACTTGCGATGCACCGGTTAATGTAAATACAAGTATTGAAATAACTATTGATTGTGATGAACCAACGGAAGTAAATACAAGTTTAGATCTAAATCCAGTTGCTGCATTAACTTGCTGCCTTGAAGGAGCATTTGATTGGGGTATTTCAGATTTTGAAGCAACCTTTCAAATATTTAATAAAAATACTGGAATATTTAATGGTTTTGAAACTTATACAGCTTTAATTGAAGGTCATTTAGACATAAATGTATGGTATGACGGTGCTCAATGGTATATGACTAAATCTGCAATTGGTAATACATCTGAAGTATTAGCTACTTTAAACGTTCAAGATTGTCCTTATACAAAAGTTCCTCCAGCAACTCCTTCATGGACTATTGTAGATTCAGATGTAACAATAGTTACTACTCAAGAGTGTAGTCTTGGATATGATATTGAAAATGGTGATTTCTTAGTACATTATATAGATGAACCTTTGCAAATAGCAATACTTAATAAAAATACACCAACGGGTACTTATAATGGTCAGAAGTACTGGCAATTTGAATTTTCCGGAATTACTGTAGTTAGTGATGAACTTGCTTATACACCTACAGGTAATTTTTATGAAATATCTTTTGATGGTACTTGGAAAATGTATCAAATTGCAACTCTGGGACAAACTCCTGGTACAGGTACATTAGAATTTGAAACTAATAACTCTACAGCTATTGAACCTTCAAATATTCAAAATGTTATAAGAGATGTTAATGGTTGGACAACAGTATTAGGTTCTCAAAGTGTATTTACAACTGATCAATAAATATAGGATAATTAAGAAAAAAATTGTATATTATATATAGAAGGTTTAATAAAAGATAGTTATATGTTACCAACTAATTCAAGTAAAGCACA